AATCGTAGCAAGTTTTAAACCTGCTCCTGCTCCAAAGGTGACAGAGCCACTTATTCCACTTACTCGGATTGTGGCACTTACTTTTCCGTCGTCGTACCATCTACCTTCGTTGGTGGTGACATAGCTGTAAGCTCTAACAAAAAGCTCTCTCTCTTCCAGTCGTGCAGTTTCATAGTGCACGTCGGCGCTGTCGTAAAACATAAAGCCATCTGTCTCACTGGTCGGCATACTGCCATACTTAAATACAAAGTGCACACCACTCCACAAGCCCTCACTCGGTTTCGCCCATGTAAGCCGGACTTGTCTGTGTGCATACATGGACAATCTAAAATTTGTGATACTTGCAATTTCGAATAGGTCTAGTGTGACCTTTTTCAAAAATTCTTTTGTCATAAAAACAGCTGCGTTCTTTCCGTCGCCATACGAAGTAAACAGGTTTCCTTCTCCGCGCACTGCTTTTAAAGCTTTATAATTACCTGCAGGTAAGGGGATTCCCACTCCCGAATTTCCTAGCTTCATATAGGTATAATTCTCATCTACTTGGACTCCCTCACCGCGATTCTTTCCTCCTGCACCGCCGAGAGGTATAAAAACACTACTCATGGCTTACCCCCTTTAGTTTAATTTTGAAATCTGCTGTCGGCTTCTCTGCTGCACAGTAGAAAGTTACATACCCATCCATAACCTCTGCTGCAGTTATTAGTCCAGCCATCTCGTCATAGGTCTCGATATCGGTCACAGAGGAGTCTTTTGTATGCGCCTTCCCCATAGATACGGAATCTGTTGCTTTTACGGATGGGACAGCTACCTTCTGGGCGTACGGCGCAGAAGTAGACCAGGCATTAGCTGGAATGGTTACGATTGTCTCTTGATACAGAGCGTTCACGCTCTTTGTAATGGCATTTACATCGTTTGCCCCGAAGGGGGTGCCCTCCTGCGTGTAGGATGTTGCGTCGCTAAGGCTTACTGTTCCGTCGCTGTTATTCTCCATGCGGAACTTCCTCTTTGCATACATGGCATCCTTGTAGTCTGTTTTTAGGCTCATACAAGCTCTCCTTTCGTTCCTAATTTAAAAGATAGCCTACGCATTCCTTCCTCTCTTCCTAAAAAGTTCTGATAGATAAGAAGACAAGCGTTTTCTATTCGATTCAGTTCGTCCCAAGTGATAAAGGGCTGGTTATCGTAGAAGGTCTGTCTCTCTCCGATAGTAAAAGGGAAGGTAGCGGAGCAGATTCTATCAAGGTTAGATTCAAAAGCATTTATTTCATCAGCATAGAATCCGTAGTCCGAGAAGCTTTTATCCGCCCCCATTTCTGTAAAAGGAAAATCCGACCAAAGGACTACTGCCTTCTGCCGGATCTCGTTGATGTTTCCCTTTATTCGGTTATAGTCTTCTACGTTAAAGAAGTCTGTACTCTTCCAGTCTGTCTTAGGTGTCTTCCACAAAAGAAACCTCCCTTCTTGCCTTTATGCTTCCGGATAAGGCGCCATTATAATTCAGGGTATGATCAAATACCCGAAGCATTAGCTTATCCACATATTTATTCTCAAGATACAGTAAATCGTTAGCCATTAGCCTCGGCTCCCCTCGGTAAGTAAGGCTGTATTCTCTGTCGGCTTTTAAGTAGTTTCCTACCCAGTCTAAAACATCGGTAGCCAGTGCGGTATCCGATATCAAAGGGTTCTTCCACTTTTCCCTTCTTCCGATAAGGTTCAGCTCCTTCTCCAGAGCAGATTCTTTTACGGTGAACTCCTTGCCGATTACCTTCACTTCTTCTCCGGATCCGGAGTAAGAGAACTTAAGGAAGTAGGTTCCAGTCTCAAGCACGAATACTGTTCCGGAAGAGGCCTGTACTGTGCAGCCGTAGGATGGATTACTAAACTCGGCAAGGTATTCTCCCGGCTTTGTGCACTCCACTTTAGCAAGCTCCTTTTCTCCCTCTGTGCTGTCGAGATATTCTGTCCTCGTAAGTTCCAGGGTCTTTACACTTTGAAGCTGAGTGCCTAATGGTGTCTTGGTCAGTTCCCTGCCGTAGCTTAATTCATAATCTGTAACATTTCCGAAGCCTACCCCGTTGAGAATAGCCCGCCCTCCGAGGACCGGAGACTCTTTCTCATAAATCAGCATCTTATCAAAAGGCTTGAACTCGTGGGACACAATGAAGTCTTGACTGTCTACGCCCAGAGATAACGTTTCAACGGGTATTCCGTTTGCTGTGGTATCTATCCCAATCACTCTGGGATAGGTCTTTCCAAATTGCAGCTCCATGCCGAAGCTTGAAAAGACCGCTTCCATCTGAATACTGACTTTGAGTTTATCCTCCGGCACATATCCAACGTCAACTTTCCCGCTTCTCGGTAGGAAAAGGCTTGTTCCGTCTACCTTTGTATAGTCTTCATTAGTTAGAGAATAATCCTTTATAGGAAGATTTTCTAAAATCTTGTCTCCGTTTGAAAAGTAGGCTTCTGTAATTCCGGTACTGGCCATTCTCGGAACGAAGGAAGAGCGAATCACAATCTTCCCTTTTTCGTCCTGATACAAAAGGCATCTTCCTGCGTTGGAAAGAAGCTGTAAAGCTTCTCTGTGTGTTACTACTGGGATAGGGTTCTTTATCTTTACGGTCTTAAGGTACTCATCGATGTGATATTCTCTCGGGTCCACTCCTGCATCAGTAAGTACATCGAGGCAAAGATTGTATATGCTTACTCCCTCCGGACGATACAATCCTTTTCTGTACTTTCCCGTAAGACCGGAAAGAAAGTCAATTGCAGTAAAGCTCATCTTGTCATCGTCAGAGGACCACTCCTTAAGCTTAAGTGTCCCTATTTGCAGCCATTCAATCCTTTCCCCGACTTCTTGCCCGGTAAAGGCCTGTACCTTCTGGCCAAGCTCTAGGAAGTTTACGGTACTCTTTTCATTTTCTATATCGTAAGCCCTGTCTTTATTGTTTACGCTCAGCCTAAAGTCAATTGTAGGGAGCGCCTCCATGATGGGGCTGATATGCTCTTTTTTACTCGCTGTTAGGATATTCCGTTCGTTAAAGTAGATTCCTATTCCCATGATGATCTCATGGATATGCAGGAAGGCTTGCCCGTTTACCATTCTCTCCGGATGGATAGTAAGAGAAGAAACCCCTTGGAAAACATCCTCACAGACATACTTTCCGGCATTATTTCCCCGCACTTCTTTCCGAGCGTTATCGGTAGTGATTGTAAAATCAACCGGATACGCTTTTCCGAAATCTATAGTGATTCCTCTTAAATCATAAGGAATGGGAAACGTAAACTGCACATCTCCCATGATATCTTTCGACACCATCCCTTGATTCAGTACACAATCCGACTTTTCCCTCGGAAGGAAATACATCCGACCGTCAACAGTGCTGTAATTCTCCTCTGTAGTCGCATAAAGGGCATCTACCACATAGTTGTTGAGTGGCTTTGTCAGATTGCTAAAGTAAGCCGTCTCAGAACTCACACGAGCACTACCCTGTGCCTCTTGATTAATAACTCCAATATTCACCCTCATTAAGGTATGCCCCCGGAGGGGCTTTTTCATTTCTTCTTTGTATGCACTTGTTACTTGAAGCATAGCCCCTCCCGATTAATTGATTCCGCAGTCTACAATATTTACCTTGCAATCCCGATACATGGTAGGTAGTCCTGCCTTATCGAAAGCTATCGGCGTGGCCGTTCTGTTTCCCGGATACATCCGGATAGTCTGAAAGCGGTTATGGACCATATCAGGGATTTTTGCGACCACTACGAACTTATCAAATTCTTGCAGCATATCCGCCCAAGTCTTGGCATCCAAGCTTTTCCATTGGAGAGAGTCAAACTTGTGCTGATCCCTTCCAACCTTCTGGCCAACGAACTCGCCTTTAGCATTCTTTCCGGCGGACACATTGGTAGCAACCACAAGATTGCCGCCGATGTCCGGAGCGGGAAACTCTTTCCCGTTAATTGTTATCGTTGCCATATTACCCCCTTAAGCTGTATCCACTTCGGCCTTCCAAGTCAGTAAGCCTTTGTTTTATTTCTCTGACATCCACATAAACCGTTAGATCCATAGCTTCAATCTGTTCGGAGATTCTGGACAGGAAAGCAAGCATTCTTTCAAAGTGCTCTTCGGAGATTCCCGGATTGGAAGCAAGGGAGACAGCTTTATTAAGCATATCCTCCAGTTTGTTCTCCGGAGCAACTACTTCACCGTAATGCCGGTTATCTCCGATCATGGCAAGCTGTGGAGTATTGGCCTTAACGAATCCGCCTTCTGCGAGTTTAGGGATACTGATGTTATGAATAGTTGGAATATGCAGTCCGAAACTGTTTCCTCCGATTTCAGGCACCCAGTCAGGAATATCAAAGCTGATTGAATTCAAAGCATTAATCATCCCATTAATCGCATTGATTACCCCGTTGGCCATCGACTCGACACCGCTAAGGATTGTATTTATGGTTCCCTTGATTCCATTCCAGATACCGGTAAAGCAATCCACGACAAAGGTCTTCATTCCGCTCCACAGCTTTTCCCAGTTTTCTTTGATTTTTCCGAGCGCCGTGGAAATTCCGGTTTTGACGGCTTCCATCTTCTCGTTAAGAGCAGCCTTGATTCCATCAAATATTTTTTTAAAGAAATCGGAAATAGCTTTCCAAACAGATTCCCACGTCTTCTTTGTGTGTTCCAGCGCGCCGGAGAGAATGGCATGGATAGTTTTTAATACCGTCTCTAAAATACCTTTTATGGCTTTCCAGATACCGTCAAATATGGCTTTAATGCCGTTCCACGCTCTATCCCAGTCACCGGTAAAAACTCCGATAATAAAGTCCAAGAGTCCGTTTAAGGCAGTCAGGATGCCATCAATTACCGTCCCCACTCCTGATAAGAAAGCAAAGAAAGCTGACACAATAGTATTCAAGGCGTAGCTTATTTGCTGGACTGCCGTTTCAACAAACCAGAGGACAAACGGCTCTATAACATGCCATATTGTTTGAACGCATTCGGATATTTTCGAGAACACCTCCTCGGCCTTCGGCATCAAAGGCGCAAGGACTTCATCCTTAAAAGCAGTAAACTTGTCCGCCGCCTTCTGAATAATCGGAAGAATATAGGTATTAAAGGCATTAAGGAATACGCTTCCTACATCTGTTATTGCATCCCGCAGTGTTGTAAAGAGTGGGTGTATGGCCCCGTCATAGATACCGACAATCGTATCTCCAAACAAGCTGAATATATTCGCTAAATCATTGAATATCTGTGCAGCAGGCACGGATAAGTTATTCAAGGTCTCTATAACTTGGTCTTTTAACTCTGTAATTGGAGTTAAAATAACATCCTGAATGTCTCTGAACGTGCTCTCAGACAGAATAAGGAGCGTTCCAAAAGTACCCGCAAAGATACTGATTAAATCCGCGCCTATCTGCTTAAAGTTATCGCCTCTAAACACTGTAAAAATATCCGCGAGAGCTGTTATAAAATTGGTTTGAATATCTACTATAGCGCCCTCGATATCAAACATCTTTACGATACCGCTTTTTATACGCTCGCTGTTCTGGTTCAAATAGGTGTCTATTGAGCCGACAAGAAAATCAGTAAAAGAAAAGCTGATGCTTAATCCAGCACCAGCGATTTTTCCAAGGGACACTACAACTTTCTCTGCGAATGTGTTTGCCGCAGATAAGACCTCCGGGGATGTAAAAATCCCCTTCAAACTTTTTCCAATTCCCTCAATGTGAGACTCTATAGAATTTAAAACCGATAGGTCTCCAAGTCCTTCCCAGAATCCGGACATAAAAAGATTCTTGAGTTCATTGAACTTATCAACGATCCCCTTCAAATGCTCATCAATCTTGGCAGTACCGGCTTCCATCGCACCGGTATCGAAGGACTCCATAGGGAAGTCTGCACCGCCTCCCCCGCCGCTTTCTCCACCGCCTCCACCTCCGGAGGAATCACTCTGATCGGGAAGGATATTGAGTTCGTCAATGCCGGTAGTTGCACTCTTGATATCTTTAGCTGCCTTTTTAGCCGCTCCTCCTGCACCGCCTAAAGCTCCGCTTGCTTTGTCCGCGCTCTTTGCTACTGCATCCGTTCCGGCTGTTACACCTTTAGGATTGATAGCAAGCTTCGCAGTGCCTCCTAGCATGGAGAAGAAACTTTTTAAAGCGCTTATGGCAGTTAGGATTCTACCGATTAAGATGTTCAGCATCCTAACTACAGGGCTTAGTACCGCAATGAGACCGCTACCTATGGCGGCTTTAAGGCTGTCAAATTGCAAGGACAAAAGCCTTATCTGGTTAGCCCAGCCGTCCGATGTCCTCATGAAGTCACCTTGGGCTGCAGAAAGCTGGTCTTGCACGAATTTAAACCGCAGTGCCACCTTCTCCGCTTCGGACATAGACTTAGTAGTCTTTCCGAATCCGTTGGCCATAGCGAAGGCATCCAGCGCGCTCTGCGTCATTACTACACCTAAAGACTTGAGGCTTTCCGTCTCACCGGTGAACACGGATTTCAGCTTGGTATAGGCTTCATCCTGACTCATGTTGTAGAAAGAAGCTACGTCTCCGGCAAGACCGGTTAAAGCTGTGGCCATATCATAGGCTTGTCCTTCAGAGAATCCGAAGGCCTTACCCATTGCGCCGAAAGTACCGGTAAAGTTCTTGGCCATTGTCTCGGAAAGACCAAACTGTGCCGCGGCATTCTTTGCAAAGTTATCTATCTGCCTATTCATCGTAGGAAAGACAGTATCTACTACATTTTGAACCTCAGAAAGGTTAGAGCTTAGTTCTATACATTCTTTGCCAAAATCTATAATCTTTTTAACTGCGAAGGCGCTGGCAAGCATTTTTCCCGCTTTTGCAGCTAGTTTTGAGATGGCATTTAGTCCGGCATCGAAATCACCTTTATTTAGGACTAGCTCTAATTCTACCTGGCCAACACTATCCCCCATTTATCCTCCTTTCCTACGATAAAAGCGAAAACAAGCTGGTTTCCAGCTTCCTCATTTCCGCAGCGTATTCTTCCTCTGTCATTCTTTCACTCTGTTTTGTACGCCAGTCGTCGTAAATCTTCTTTTGGTACGAAGAAAATCGCTTGATGGTCTCCTGATCTGTCTCGCTCCGAATTGCTACTACCTTACCTAGGGCAGTATCCGCGGATAGACCGGATAAAAGGGCAGAAAACTCTGCCCAGTCAACCGTCTTAAAATCCTTCGTAGATAAACGAAGGCCGTACTGTGACAGGAAGCTGGAAACAATCAAATCCCAGTCTTCAAACAGGTCATAGTACGGCTCATTACTCTTTTTCTTGCTTCTCTCCCGTGATTAACTCCACTGCTGCCTTAATCACTACAATCAGGTCGTCAAAGCTAAGCCTAAGCTTTGCAAGCTTCTCTCTGGATTCCACCGGGAACAAAGTCTCGTAAGCTTCGTTTACCTCCTTCGCTCCGGCATCACCGCTCATAAACTGGAGCACCTTCAACATGGAAGGCGCATCGCTGTTTACTTCAATCTCTTTCCCCTTGATGATTAAGCAGTTGTTCTCTTCGAAGTTCAGTCTATCTGTAATATCAATCTTCTTCATGGATTAGCCTCCGATTCCGGGAGCAGCCGGTGCTGGGGTAATAGTCGGCTTTCCGTAGCACTCCGCATCGAACTCCAAAGCATCAATTCCAGTAGTATCTCCGCCGCCAGGAGTGGTTACGCTGATAACTACAGGGCAAGAAAGTTTTGCACCGGATACCATAGTCCACTCAAACAGTGTCATTACATCGGGTCCAAACTTCCAGGCAAGGTCTGCGATATAATCGTTCGCCTTGTCTCCTACACATCTCTTGCCCTTAAACTTAAAGGACATCTTCTTACCGGTCATAGCCGCTTTAGACCAGCCCTCCGCATCCATCGCAAACCAGTTCTCAACGGTTCCGTCGATGGTAGGTGCAAAGTTCTCAAGGTCTTTCGGTGTTGCCATGTCCTGAGGCTTACTATCCATACCCTTAAGACCGAACTTAAACTGATTAGAATGCACCGGATATACTTTTCCTGCTACTTCGCTCATAATCATTTCCTTTCATAAATAACATCAATCCAGATAACGAACTCATAGACTCCGCTATCGTCAGTTCCTACGTCTTGTGGTTCCGGTACTGCCAAGGATAGGTAGCGAACCACGGTATCACCTATCTGAAATTCTTTATCTTTTGACTGTAAAAATTGAAAAAGCTTTATAGCTGCGTCTTCCGACTCCACAAAGCTTTTATTCCAATGGATTAACAAGGATATCGGAGAAATGCCGTAGCTTGTATGCTCTAAGCCCCCTAATGCCTTGATAGGCGTACCGCTTGACTTCCTGTGATAGATTCCAAGGGATTTCTCCTTTTTGTTATCCAGTTTTCCAATATAAACCTGTTTAAAAAGGTCGCTCTCCTTAATCAGCTGCTGAATTACTTTCAGCGGTAGCACTAAACATCCCCCCTCTCCTTGTAAAACCTCTTAAAGGCGTTTTTTGCAAAGTCTTCCTTCTCTCCACCCTTCTCCCAGTCCTCAAACCAGTGCCCTTTAGCATTGGGGTTCTCGGAGGTATCGAAGTTAAATTCCGGATGATAGTAAAGCCTTCTTGCGTATGGCGTAGAGTGCACAATCCTAACCACGCCTCTATCCGCATCAGAATCGTCTACAAAGGCCGCTTCATTCTGCAAATTACCGGTTTTGAAGGGTACTACTTGGCTTTGCACTATATCGCTATGCACTGCCTCGCCCGTCATGGCAAGGGCAGTTACCGCTGCCTTAGAAAGCTGTTGTATCCTCGGAAAGTTCATTTTTACCGTGCTTGTAGCCTTCATTACTTCACCTCCAGCTTGCAATAATTCACCGTACCATCTGGATTCCTTGCCTTCATACCGTGAACGATTTCTCTTTCTTCGGAGAAGACCGTTACAGTCCCACCGGACAAGCTGGGGAAGTTCTCTGCAATGTCTCCCGGGAAGTAAGCTGTTCCTGTACACTCCACAAGCTTCTTTTCTTCCGTGAAAATAGTTTTTACGCTGTCTTGGAAATTGCAAAGAAGACTTAAATCAAGGGAGCGTTCAGGCTCTCCATCTTCCGTTATCCCTTCACCGGTTAAATGCACCTCGATAGGAACCTTACAAAGGCTTTTGGGAACTAAACAAGGATACTTCATACTTCCTCCTATATCGCCTTACAGCACAGCCCTGTTTGGCAGAGCAAAGCGTAAAGGGAGCGACTGATGGTCACCCCCTTTTCTACCATTACCTTCTCACTGGAAGATAACTTCACGCTTGCTCCATTAAGGCTATACTCGCTTAGCGGCGATTCTAAAAATTCCGCGTTATCGTGTTTGAAAAGGGCGAGCTCTCCAGCTACCTCTTCGATAATCTCTTTTTGAAAGTCAGTGAGATGCTCGAATCCTATTCCACGAATGCGGTTATAGCTTAAAGTATCAATGTCCCTACTCGCCCTGTTTAAAAGCTCGTCTATCTCATCTTCCGGAACTTGTGTGCCGTATCTCTCAATAAACTTCGTTTTATCCAGGTAAGGAATCATCTTAGTTACCTCCGTCCTCTCCGACTACGGCTTCCTCGTCCTTATTCTTCCCTTTTCCCTTTCCTTGGGTCTGGGCTTTCTGGAGTTCCGCTTCGAGCTCTTCCAGTTTCGCCTGAAGCGCTGCATACTCTTCATAGGACACAGTTTTACCGGGAGCCGCTTCTACAAGTTCTCCGTCATCGCCGTAAATGTCGAATCCTTGAGTGAGGTAAAATCCCTTCTGAGATTCCTCAATGGTGTACTCTTTGTTTTCTTTAACTGCTCTCACGCTCTACCTCCTTAGTGCTTAGTTACGTGCATTGCACAGCCCGGAACCTTTCTCTCAATCAAGAAGAGATCCCAATAGTTTCGATTCTGATACAGATATCCGTCTGCGGTTCTGGAATCAGTTCCCGGAGTGAAAAGAGAGATATAAGCATACTTGTCTCTTGCCACTACGCAGGAAGGATGCACCAGAATAAAGTTAATCTGATCCGCATCGGCAGCGGCCACACATCCGTCAGTGAAGTTGTACTTGGTCTTCAAGCGTCCGGAAGGAACCATCTTAACAGTTACCTCATCCAGACCGTGAATGGTTCTATTTACAGTGTTAGAACTGTTTACCGTAATCATTCGCTGGATACCGTCCGCTTCCTTTAACAGCTTGTTTACGGTCGGCGTAACATAGAGGATTCTTCCATCTACAGGCACTCCTGCATCGTCCATCTTGGACATTTCCTCGTCGAAGACAGCCAGGATATTCTGCGCGGTAAGAACGGTAGTGCTGTCGATTCTGCCGTGAAAATTAGCAAGCTCTGCATGAAGCTTAGAGAAGTTGTAGCAGTCCTTCTCGGGGATTGCCTGCTCATTCTCGAAGGTGTTCTGGATATTCGCAACGGACAAAGCAAGGTTTGTCTCATCGATATCCATAGGATCTACGAAGAACTCGATGTCTCTATCGTGAGCAAGCTTCTTCGGCTCCCAGTCATTAGAAATAGTGCCGGCATTGAAACCTGCGGTTCTCGTGTGGTCCTTATAGCCGGACAAGGTAAGGCGAGGAAGCTTAATGGTCTGCGCATTAAGGAAGGTAATCTGCGGATTACTGTGCAGTAATGCGTCAGAGCAAAGCTCCTTCTCATACTTCTGTGCCAAAAACTGTGTAAACTGTTCTGCGTACTGATATACTGCCATGTTTAAATTTCCTTTCTCCTATTCAGGATTAACTTAGTCCGAAGGCTTTCTTTAATGCCTCCGATTCATTCTCATTTTTGCTGCCGCCGTTTGCACCTACGGCTTGGAACCCTGTAGCCTTGGTATTAGAAGCCTTAAGCTGTGGGACATCCTCCAGCACCTTATTCAGCGCCTTCTTAACCTCCTCTTCCTTAAGCTCCTTTCCATCTAAAGCGGTAAAATCCGCCATCTTTAGAACGTAGGGAATCGTTTTGGCGTCAAGCCCTAGGCTCACCGCTTGCATAGTGGCAAACTGCTCAAGCTTTGCCCTCTTAGCCTCTTCCTGTGCGGCAGTAAGACCGCTTTGGAGGGTAGCTAAGTCAGGCGTGTTCTTCGCCTTTTCCTCTTTAAAGGTGTTAATCGCCTTTTCTACCTCTTCCTGCGTAAGGCCTTGCTGTTTGAAATAGCCTTTCATGGCTGATTCCTCGGCTGCCTTAGTTCTTCCCTCGATAATCTGCGCAAGCTTGTCGTAATCAATCCCCGGCATACTCTGTCCGTTCTGATTCTGAAGCGCTCCCTGCTGACTACCCTGCTGATTATTAGACTGCTGTGTTCCTTGTTGGGTGCTTTGACCCTGTGCATTGTTTTCCATATTCTCCTCCAGTTTTATGTGTGTCTCACAATGTAGTTTCCCTGTTTTTCCGAGGTGTCTCCTCGTAGTTTTACGCCTTCGGGCAATATAAAAAGCACCGCCCTATGGACAGTGCTTTAAAGCATGATATGATGAAAGAAAAAAGGAAAAAAAACATGATAGATCCTACTTCTAAGAAAGTACTTCACTACCTATACAATCTTCCCGATTTTACTTTCGATGTAAATAAACAACTAAAATCCCCGGACTTTCTAAGCTGGGATTCTTTCTTATCCTGTCTTGAATACCTTGAGCAGGAAGGCTATATCCGTATCACCCGAATAGGCGAAAACCAAGCCTTTCTTTCGGCAGTCCTCACCCATAAAGGCCGACACTTTCGAGCCTTCAATTCCATAGCGCTTAAAAGATACTTACTGGACAAGTGGATTGATTTAATCGCTCTAATTATTTCAATAATTGCCCTCGTCGGTGCCTACCGTAGTGAAATTAGTGCGTTAATACGCCTATTAATGCCAGGATAGACAGGATAAATGCCAGCTTGGAGAACCAAGAAAAATCTCCCCAGCTGTACCATAGCTTTTCTTTTTTCATAGCTCCCTCCTATTTCACGATGTGAATAACCAAATCGCTCCTTTTAAGGCAACAAAAAACCACCGAAGACCGGTGGTAGATTAGTTTTCTTTTATGCCGTCGCCCGCACTTAATAAAGACCTAATTCGTGAGCTATTTCATCACGTCCTTCTCTCAATTCCTTTCTTAACTCTGGTGGAATCACTATTTTCTTTGACTCCTCAGCGCTAGGCATTTTACTGTCATCCACGAGATCAATCAGCTCTCCATCAATTTCCTTTAACACGGCTTCTACCTCACTAAAAAATTTAAATGCTTCGATTTTTGTAATGTCTCGATTACATCTTTCGATGTTTCCTCTTCTATCACTGCATCGGTGTATCCCATTAACTTACTTTTGTTTTTATTGTAAGTCTTTTCGATTAATATATCAATATTCTCCATAGGCTTTAGTTTTTCAATTCTGTACACTGTGCCATTATGGCAGCTGATAGTAGACCCGCTCTGCCATTCTCTGTCAAAGAGCTTTTTTATATCGTCCCTGGACGGATACGAACTGTTTGGGTGATTGTGAAGAACTTCGAAGGGAGACTTTCTGCCGTTCAAAAATTCAGTCTCATCGGAAGAGAAACCACAGGTATGGTACTTCTTATTAACCATAGATGTATTTTTAACAAGTTTCTTTCCCGTTCTGGCATCTAATGCCACTATTTCCTCGTAGAGTGTATTGTTTCTTGATTTTAGGATTTCCATAGCTTCCTTGTACATCGATTCACTCACCGCTTTATTCTTTGCTAACCCTTCAAATTTATCGTGGTACTTCTTTGTGTTCACCAGTTCAAGATTGACGTGCCCCATATCACGAACGCCATCGTCTTTGATGTGTGCGAGCTCCTTTTCGCCGTCCATATCGCTTGACAGGGCATTCCACTGCTCCGCTTTCCTTGCGTACTGCTTTTTATTCTCCGGATCCAAGGAATACTCGGCAAGCCTTTCATACTTCTCTACTTGGTGCTCAACCCTCTTTTCCTTTTGCTCTCGATTATAGTCCTCTGCTACCTCCTCGAGCTCTTCTTTGGTCCACTTCTCCTCTCCGGCATGAAGTTCCGGGAAGTAAGTAGTGTGGCTGTCTTTGCAGTTTGGCTATCTATTTCTTTATCGGACTATCTCATCACCTTAACAGGTGCGATGCGCTTCGAGCGGTACGTCTCCGCCCTACTTCCTTTCGGAATAGTCTCTACACTTTAATCTTGATCATCTTTATATTTCCACATATACCCACCTGCTGTCTTTTGGCGCTTTTTTTCTCTTTTATCACCTTGGCAAGCAATGTAAATAGTTGTGATGCCCGTTTGTCTTTTGGCTTCTCGGTATGACGGGTACTCTTTTATGAAATGCCCCTGTAAATCATATTGAAGTACGGCTTTAGACCCTCTCTTATTCCTCATGTGACCTTGAGTGTTTAACGTACGGTGCATATGAGTATTGTTTTCGGTGTATGTCGCCCATTCTAAGTTATTAACAGCATTGTTTTCCCTGTTTCCGTCAATGTGATTCACTGTCGGTTTATTTTGTGGGTTGCAGATATACGCTTCTGCCACTAAACGGTGCACCATTTTAGGCCTCGTTTTGTTGTCCCTTGATAGCTGGCAATACATATAGCCGTTTTCTTTTTTAGCAGGTTTCAAAATGATATTACTTTCCCACTCAGCTACTTGATTTCTGTACTTCCCTATTCTCTTAACTCTTCCGAGATTGCTTACCTGATAGACCCCTTCATAGCCGACTACGTCCTTCCAAATTTCCATGTGATACCCCCTCTTTTTGGACTGTATCACATCTGTAAAGATTTTTCAAGATTCTTAGCACGGGATTGGGTTGTTTCCGTCCCCCGTTAGCATATAACCATTTTTTCATTCGTTATATACACCCGCTTTGTAATGCGGTTCACATCGTTTTACTACCACCCAAACTCATCATTCAATGGTAAAGACCCGCCCCTATCGCACTGGATAGAAGTGGATAGTCTCCGTCCTTCTTGTTTCCTCCTGACCAAACATCGTCAATAAAGACTTTTCCAACGAATGGAGCACACTTCGGGCAAGGATTACCTCTCATTGCCAGTATTACCGTAGTAATGCCCCACTTCCTTCTCTTCTCCCCTTCTCCGCTAAGATAGGCTCTCTTATTCGCAGTTCGTACCGCCATTCTTGCGTAGTTTGGAAGCGTATGCCTGGCACCGTTCTTATACTCTACGCAATTAAGGCCACTGGACAGCATACTTTTAGTTGCCATGTCTACAGCTTGCTCGTAAGTACCCGCGCCGCTGTTTGCATAAATCTGTGCATTAAAAATGGCCTTACGATACTGATCGTCGGCCATTCGGAGTATTGCGGTTTCTGCTTTTGTCATATCGGCTTTAGTAGCTTTGATTAAGGCTTCCAGCTTTTCCTTGTTAAGCTGGAAGAATCTGCCGGTTAGTGGGTTCATGGTCTGCTTAAGTTTTGCACCTTTCTTGGCCGCACGGAGTATCTTTCTTTCCTCGTGCATTCCACCCGTAGCATAGGACTTCCGGATAGCTTCTTCTATCTTTTCATTGATGGCTAAGAATCGTCCGGAATACTTCTCCTTATTGTCCTGCCGGTATGCTCTAAGGCTTTTAAGCTGTTCGGCCTGCCACATGATCCATTCTTTCTCTTCCTTGATTTCCTCAATGCGGTGCCTTCCCATGTTTCGAATCATGGAAGCAATAAGTTCTTCCTCGATTCTGTCAAGAGCTTCTCCGATGTCATACGCCATTCTGATGCACCTTAAAGCCTTGCAAGCGGTAAGACCTAATTAGTTCTTTCAGTTTACTCTTACTCTTGCAGTCGTCCTTTCTAAGCTCTGCCATGCCGTCTTTTTCCAAAGCATACACACCGAAGGGCACTTGCTCAGATGCCAGCTTAAGCATCCGCCGGTATTCCTCCTGGCTCATTTTGTAGCTGTGGTTTAATATTTGGACTACCATCTATTCCCTCCTCTACTGAAAAGTCCGGCTCTTCTACGCTGGAAATGCCTTGCTCCTCTTTTAGCCTTGCGACTTCCTCTTTCTTCCACTCTTCGTCCTTGGTATCGCCATAGAGTTCTTCAATCTGTGCCTCGATACTCATCATGGCAACCCCCGGCCTCGCCTTGGCCAAAGTTTCTACTTGACTCTCAAATGAGGGGGAAGCGTATTCGCCGAAGGGGATATTAACCTTGACTTCTTCAATGCCTTCTCCACGAAGGACTTTCTCCGCGTTGATACACTGCTGGATAAGTCGCGGTATTTGCTCTTGAATGGCCTTTACAATGCTTGATCTGGTGTAGAGCGTGGTCTTCTCTTTTTCCCTTTGCGCGAGAGCATTGTCCAGCTTCTTCGTATCAATCCCCAAAGTGGAGGGGCTGATAATTCCTTGCAGACAAAGGTCTAAGGCGGTGATGTAGGAGGCCATATAGCTATCATGAGGGATATTTGGCTGCGTAACAGTGATTGCATTCTTCGCGCCTTCGGAGATATCGTCAGCTCCAGCAATGAATCGATTGTCAAAAGCGTTAGGCTTTAAGAGCATTCCGCTGTTTGGGTCTCTTGGAATGAAGCTTTCAGGAACATAGGTCTTAGACCGCCCTGCTCTCAAAGCGTCCATCCACTGGCTCCATGCTTCATCTAAGGCATCGAAGGAATCCAGCTTGCCGTCATAGATGGAAGAACCTCTGCCTGCATACTTTGCATTCTCATAAATCTTAAAGGGCACGGCCATCATCAGGCTTTCGTCAAATGTCCAGTCCTGCACTTCTTTTGGCAAAGGGCATTCCTGCTCATTCCTGTAAAGCTTATGCCTGATATAACCTCTACCGTAGTGTGCGTGAAGCACATCGCCTTTATCCCAAGGAATCTTAAAGATAACCTCCTTCAATCTTCCGTAGCGATAGATGAACTCTACGCGCTCACCTGGTACCCACTCGATAATCGGATGTTCACTCTCTGCCGGATCCAGCACGATACGGAAAGCACCGTCACCGACTACAAGCGTGTCCTTTAGGCAGGTATCCATCAAAGCTTCAAAGTGGTTCTCTTCTTCGATTTCCTCCCAAAGGTTCTTCTGGATATCGCTGTCAAACTCGAAAGCATTCATATCCGGAAGAACGATAGCACTAAGCATTTTTACGATTAGTCCGGGAAGTCCGGTATGGATTTTCCGAATCTCCATGCCCGCTGTAGGCTTTGCGCCCCAAAACTTCTGTGCGTCGTTTAGTAATCGGCACTGCTGATACAGCTGCTCCAGTTCGTTTCCGTCTGCTCTGTACCATATTTTGTTTCGAATGGCAGCAGTCTCAAAATCCATGAAGCTTTGAATCGAAACATGATAGGGGCTTACAGGCTGAATCTGTAGCCAGTTCTGTAATCCTTTTTTAAACTTATCTGTCATACTCTTTATCCATCCCACTGCTTATCTCTCCAATCAGCTTTCTAAACGGTATCCAAGCATATTGCGCCGCGTTTATCGTGTGGTCGTGTCCGTCCTCAGGAATGTCTTTATCTTCCTCCCAAGAATAACTGTTCAACTCTCTGATATGCTCTGTGCAGTCCTCAGATACTAAATACTTCCCTTCCGCAAGCCAGCCTAGCTGGAAGTTGATTCTGTCAATGATACTTACTTTCTTGTAGCTGTTTACAAAGGTATAAAGGCTCCCGTGGTTACGCTTAAGCTTCTTAAGCTCTGTAATAGTTGCCTGATCTGCCGAATCAATGAACACATCTCTCGCAAAGCCGTAGTCCTTCCGGCAGGATTCCAAAAAGGCTACGAACTTTACAGCTGTGTCCGATGGCGCTAAAGGCTCCTTCCTGCCTTTGTTGTTGTATACGCATTCTCTTAGCGCTATGCAGCGCTTGTCCTTGGTAATGCCTATGAACATCATGGCTATAGTGTCCTCGGAATGAGAAGAATAGGAAGTATCGAGCCCTGCGGTAAACTTCACAAAAGGATTGATACTGTGCGGAATCTTTGCAATATCCTGTCTACTAAGTACATGAATCCTCTCATCGAAGTTAGAGAAGACAAGACCTGTAGATCTACCGCGCAAGCCCTCAATCTTGTTTTTCCATATCTTCGTGCCTCTCGGTGTGTTTCTAAGAATCTGCTCAAGCTTCTCTTTAGGTAGTCCCAAATTGTGAGAAAAAGAAAAGAACCAATGCACCCAGCCGGGCTTCGGTTCTTTCACTAAGCAATCTCTTATTTCTTTTGGTGTCTCGCTTTCCCATTCAGGAAGAGGCCTTGCATGGTCTACATACTCGGAATAGACCGGAAGCGAAGGATCATCGGGATTCAAAGTCCCTATCATGTAGTCACAACGCATTCCC